ATAGATTTCTCGCCTTCTGGTGGAAAAGCTTTCTCAATGTACTTGAGATGAAACTTGCGCGGACATTGGTTATAGTCCGACAGCCTCGACCACGAGAGTGAGATGAAATTACTTGACGTCAGCATAGTTATCCCCTAGCTTCGTAGCTTCGTACACGAGTGGGATGCTGAGTGGCTCAGGGAGATTCCACAGCTGCTGATAAGGTGTTTGTTGCAGCTGATGATGGATATGATCTGCTTCGGCTTGATCATCCACCACCCAGAAGATACCATCATGCATAGTTGTCTGTAGCCTGGCCTCAGGCACTTGGCTGATGGCCGCAAGAAACATCTCCGCGCCGGAGCCTTGGATCGGATGGCTGATCACCGTGCCTTCGACCTTCCAAGCTTCGGACCCTGAATCAAGCATCTCAACCGGAACCTTCCACCGCCGCTGAGCGAGGGTGTAGCTGTATCCATTCTTCTTGGCGAAAGCGATGATGGAATCCCAATAGCCTGGCACGCCGCGATAACGTGTCTTAAACGTTTTTTGCAGCATGCGACCTTCGATTTCAGTCATGTACGTGTCATATTCCGTGAGAGCTTTCTTCGCCAGCTTTGCCCCACCGATACGGAAGTTGCACGAGAGATTCGTGAGTTTACCAAGCTGCCGCTGTTCAATGGCAACCGGATCCTCCGCATCGACGGCCTGCTGCAACTCCTCATACGCTCGTCCGTAGATGTGGCTAGCCATATTCGTGTGAAAGTTGATCCCCGAGTTAAAGACCCGGATAATCTCCTCGTCACCAGACCAAATGCCCATGATGCGAGATTCTTGTGCAGCGGCATCCGTCTCAAACACATATGTACCCGGTGGCGGGCGAAGATACCGCCTAATGATCTTATCCTTGCGCGGGATCTGATGCTGCGCGATAGAGATCTTCCACGTGCTGAGCGTTTCAGAAGAATATGTGAATCGACCCGAGCTTGTACCAAAGAGGCTAGGCACACCATATAGGTAGCCGTCGCCAGTGCGTGCGAGCGCATCTCGTGCAGTCCAAATGTACTTGCTGAGGAGGGTAAGAGCTTGCTTGACCTCAAGCAGCTTGCGCAGCCTAGGATCACCTGATTGGTAGGCCAAGACTATTAGGTCGTCGGCCTTCGTAGAATTTTGGCCATTCGGAGTTTGACTAATCGGAGAAAAACCCCAACGGCCGAATACCAATGCTCCCACCTGCTGAGGTGAGCCGACGATTTCTCTTGTAACTCCGAGTTCTCTGCAACCGTCTGTGACTCTTTGTTCGAGCTCCATCTCCGCGGCATCTAAGGCTCCTTCATCGGCATACATGCCCATTAACCAGCTGTTAGCCATTTGGCACAACGCTCGCTGCTCAATGATGTACCCTCGCTGACATGACTCATGCAGCTGGGCCCACATAAACTTATAAAGCAGCATCGTCCAATGAACGTCGAGCTTCCCACGCTCGAGCCAGTATGGGCTGCTGGGATCTAGCGTGATACCCTGCTTGATCTTGATAAACTCAGCCAGACCCGGCTCGTTCTTCAAGAATACCATGCACAGATTCACGAGCGAGTAGCTGAGACGTGAGTCTTCGGCCTTGCGCCCGTTTAAGACCCATTTAGCCAGCAGCTTCGTGCATCGCCAGCGGACGTTGCGGACACATGCAGGTACTCGACCTAAGCGGTTGGGCTCGATAGCTGCTATCAAAAACGCAATATCAAATATCCCATTGTGAGCTGCCACCTCCTTACCTGCAAGAGAGGTGAGCAGCTGAATGAGCTGTTCACGAACAGGCATCTCTATCTGGACAAATGATCCATCATCTCCAGCTACTGCTGCTGAGGTGATGAAGGCCTTGCCCTGGCGCACGCGCCAAGGCTCCAGACCATAGCCATCTGAGAGGTCCCCGCTGATTGAGCCAGTTTCAAGGTCGAGTGTGTGCATTAACTATTATACTCCATTTTGTAGCGCGTGTACAATTATTTGATTAGATTTGTGATTGGTCCCCAGGCAATCTTTGTAATGGTCCGTACAGCTTAGCATTCATATCATCGTACCAGCGCTTCATCATACCACGGAGTAATTCATCACCTGGCGGATTGCTAGGAATACGAGATTTGAAGTGATACACAGGGCGTCTCAGCTGGCTATTACCAGCAAAGTTGAGTGCTGTTGCTGCTAATGCATTCATATCTCGTCGACTCATAATTTCTGGTGCATTTCTCATCCGCCATACAATGCCACCAGATCTATAAGCTGTTGATATGTCAGTAGCAAAGTACTCCTTCAAATGCTTAAGAGCATACTCAGCTGAAGTCTTCAGCGGAGAAAAGTGACAGGCCATGATGACCACTTCCTCAGTAAAAAACGGAGGTAGATTGTGATAGAGCCATTGGAGCGCAGCTGGAGCTTGGTCCTCAATCAGATTTTGCTTAACTTCATTGAGCAAGGCCTCATCTCGATCGAAGTCTTGGCCTATATCAATGTTCAGGAGATAATCACGGATTCCGAATATGATGTGCTTCCGCAGGTCACGAAGGGCGGCGGGTCGATCCAGCCAAATTCCATCGTTGGTGATATCAGCCAAAGCACCGAACTTTTTCTGATCCAGCTTCTCTTCATTAGCGTGAAACACGTCGAAGCGCCGATCACCTGGCTCGATGAGAGAGGATAGTTCATAGTTAGAGAGTAGCACGAAGTTGGTGAAGATAGGAGCGTTGTACGGCTGCTGAAACTTCTCGTTGACTGATACGGTCTTGGTTGTTATGAGATCTTTGATCTTACCCATGAAGCCTGATGCTGCTATGGTTCCTCGGGCGTTGGCTTGCTGCTGAACCTCGGAGGCAACACACAATAGCTTATCATGGAACGAGCTAAAGGGACTCTCAAGAGTTTGCACAGAAATGGGAGCATAGTACTGACGACCCAGTACTTCACGGAATAAAGAGAAGAAGATGTCTTTCCCGGAACCTCTAGTGTGAGAATAAACGATTGTCGCTGTAGGTAATCTTCGATATGGTTTCTGGACGATCCAGGCCATCTTTCGTCGCAAGTGATCTGCATCAGTCGCGATCCCGCCCGTGATATGTTCGAGGTACTCTTCGAAGTTTCTGACATACGGCTCTGCTAGAGTTAGCAGCTCTGGGTTAGGTTCAAACGCCGCAAACGGGTTGTGGTAGGTGTTGACATAAGTCTGATTTTCATACTCAAAGAACGGCATATCCGTCTTAGGATACATCGCCGCGTTATAAGCGACCTCCTTGGGTTCATACGAGCTGATAACCTTGCGGATGGGGATGAACCCATCATCAGCGGCTATTGTCTTGCCAGTCAGTACATTGCCTAAGTTATCTGTGGCATATTTCGAGCGAGCAGGGATTCTCAGGAGCTGGCTCCCGTGCCTGAAATAGTAGTATGATTTAGCCACGCCACGGAGCAGCACCGTGCCTGCATTGGTCATCTCATCAAAGAGCTGAGCAATGGAGGTTAGGTTGGTCTCCCTGGAGTCAGCATAAACTCGCACAACCTTGTCATCAGCAAGCTTCGCCCAATGCTCGAGAGGCTCAGTGGGACTGACCTCGCACCTCGCGGCCACATACTGCATAAACACCTTAGCCGCATCCTGAGTGAGACCAGCCAGGCGACATAGCCTGGCCGCTCGATAAAGCGTGTTATCTCTGTTACTCTCAGGGATGATGAGACTGTCAGGTATCAGCTTATAGCGATGAAGCTCAGGCACCATGTCATTTCGTAAAGCTTCATTCAGCTGATACAGAACATGAGCAACGAAGTCATCGACCGAAGTGTCTGGTCGATCGCCCAATATCTTAGACAGCTGAAGAACCGTGCATGGTTGTGACGGATCACCACGCGTTACAACATACTCGCCCGGTTCCCAGTCCAGCTCAGTACCAACTGAGGATGGCATAATGACCATCCCAGTATAACCACGGATATCTACACCAGAATCTTTACCGAAGACTGCAGTGGGTGAATGAATAGGAGTTTCTGATCCGTCGAAGTAGTACAGGTGATAACCACCTGACTTGGTCTTGACAACCAAATTTGGATCTGCTAAACTGATATCCCCGTAAAATTCTACTACCTTCTCGCGCCACAGCTGAAGAGCTGAGGAATTCTTCTTAACATCTATGTCGACGATGTACCTGCCCTTTGGCGGCACCACGCCAAAGACCATCTTCCGATTTACCTTGCCCCCTGACCTCTCTTCGATGAGCTTCTGCAGCTCGCTCTGATTATTGGCCGCCCTCTTGGGCCAGCCTTTAACTCCTATATAACCATCACTTGTCTTTATGAAGGGTGCTAGCCGCCAACCACCTACGAAGAATTTTTGCGAGATTGATACAAAGACATCTTCCGTCATTTGTAATCATCCCAGAGAAAAAGCGGGTCTCGGCTCTCTGGGACCGAGACCCGCTAGTTGCACGATCAACCAAGTATTATTATATCACAAAGCGAGCTAAGTGTACACACCTTTGATTAAATTTGACCTACCTACCGATGGAAGCTCATCGCTGGTAGTCCGCCAAACGTGAGCGAGAGGATCAGCACGCCGGCCAGTACCCAAATGAGAGCGATAACAAGTGCCTTGATATCAAGTGGGTTGTTGAAGTCCACAGAGCGTGCAGCCTGAATAAAGCACGCTATAGCAAGCAGAACCAGAATAACTGTTACGATCAGCTCAACGATTCCCATGATGTTGTGTCTCCTATCCGGGTACCGGCATCGTATGAATATATGGACCACTTATCCGGAAGTCCCGGACAATCGTTATTGCGTGCTCCGGGTCGTACTAAAAAGCCCGGGTGCGCGAGAGAGTGGCGCGCACCCGGTCAAGCCGCAACGCCCACAGGGCTCTTGGTTACTACTTCTGTTGGGCAGCGTAAGGTCCGATCCAAGCTCTGGCTGGCAAAGTGCCTCTGCCAAAGTAAACATCAGACAACACCGCACCAGGCATATCGGCCGGCGGTGTCGCCGGTGGTGCAGCTGGATCTTGCACTGCGTTCCGCACTACTCCAACTCCAGGCGTTTCGCCTGAGGGCGGACGGATTACTTGCGGCGGCAGATCCCCACCCCCTCCGCCCGGAGGCGTGACAGGTCCCGGTGGAAAGGTACCGTGAATCGGATCCCAGCCAGCGATCGGCAGTGTCGGTCGTGGATCACCCGGGCCCCAGATGATGAGCGGTGGTTGGCCAGTACCCGGATCAGGCGGTACCGGAGTTGGACGTGGCGGCGGGCTGGCCGCGCTCAGAACCAAGATGTTAGCAGGAGTTGCTACGTTCCCGCCATCTGTAAAGATTACTACGCTTAACCACTGTTGGCCTTGTGCCATTGCAATGACTCCTACGGTTGAAGCGCCCTAGTCTTTCCCTTGCGAGCTAGGGCAAAACCTCGCTTACTAAGCGAGGGCAGGGAACTAATTATCTGGTGATGGTTTAGGTGGTGATTTTAAGGTTCGAGATTCCGCTGGTACTACTGGATCCAATACCTCAACTTCATCTGTAGGTTTTCTATGGATTACCTCCTCACGAAAACAGACTCCCCAGCAATAGATGTTTCTAGTGTAGCAGTAACCCATACAAAGCACGTGGTGCGCGTCAGTATTTTGAAAATTAAGATTACTACAGCCGAAGATCATCAGGGGAATCACCACCAAAAATGGTAATAGAGCTAATTTCATGGACCACGGGTGCGCCGACTCTTCTGAATTGATTCATCCAGGTCTAACAGCCTTGTGAACGCCTTTTCATCTTTAGTTAAGATCCACTCGCGCATAGCACGCAGTGAGGTCAGCTCCTGTATATCAATATATAACTGTGCTTGTGCTCGTTGCACCGCTGCAGCTGATAACACCCACGTACCACGAGCGCTGCTCCATTCATAATCCTCGCCAGGTGATTCGCCACGATGCTCCACCAGCTTGCCATCCACAAATCTCTTAGATTCTGGATTCTCAACGTCCTTGACCCAGTACTGGCCAGGACCTACGCACTGATCAGCAACAGCATCATTCACACATTGAACTATAATGGAGAATGTGCCATCCTCATTGTACACAGCATAGCGGGCTCCTCGTACAACAGGTGATTCTGGAATACCTATATCAGCCATCACGTCGTCCTAGTTACACGAGCGGTCATTAATGCTGAACGAACAGTCCAACCAAGATATGGAGTTGAATCTGCAAAGAACACCGGATACAGGTAATACTGTATACCTGCGGTCACGTTGAAGGTAAAATCAGCCGTAGTGTTCTTCCGTATATTGGGCGCGCTGCCAGTTGATGCAACCACGGCCAAACCTGCAACCTGTCCAGCATATAAGGCGGTATATGGGCAGATGGCTGCGGCCATCCTCAGCACGTCAGTTGATCCTCCAGGTGTGGCTGTGATTTCAGCATCAACAGAAATTTGAAAGTCGATCTTGCCGGTCACTCTTGGAGTGAAGAAGAAACCTTGTGATGAATAACCGGTGGTAACACTGCTCTCACCTGTGTAGAAGTATGGTCCTGGTGCGAGCGCTGAAGTTTCCTCAATGCGCTGACCCTCAGCAGTATCCATCGGTGATGGACGCCACGGTGTTGCGGTTAAGCGAGTTACCCCTGCAGGTGCAACATTCAGCATTGACTGGTGCCAGAATGAATAGCCAGGTGTTGCAGTGGTTGGAAGATTTTGCATTAAGCAATGCACTAGTGCGTAACCAGTACCAGCAGGTGCAACGCCCTTACACCAAAGTTTTGGAAATGTTTCCAGCTGGCCAGCACTGCCGATGATTCCAGTCCCAGCATCTAGCACATCAGCTATAGAACCAGTGGATGTAGCCTTATCTGCGGTGTACCAGTTGATAGCTACATAGCCATACTGCCGATGAAGAGATACCCGCACCTGCAGCTCATACTCATAACCAGCAATCACTGGCACCCACTGAAATATGTAGATATACTGATTAACCGTAATGGAGGGATTATACAACCAAGCGCCTCCGCGTCCGATGTTCCACGTCAATCCTCCACCATAATTACGGCCATTGTTAGGACTTGGTGTACTACCGCTACCAGGGCCCCACCCACGAAGCATTCGAGTATCTGAATAAGTAGCTCCGACTGGATAGCCCATCTCCTCGGCCCAGTCTGAGTTGAGAATCATATTCTCTACTTCATTCACCGGAGATGGCGTGAAGCTGATGGTTGTCCATGCTCCTGTAGCCCCAACGGTGTTCACACGTCGCACTCGAATCTCTTGTAAGACACCAGTACGCATGTTCAGCATGTAAGCAAAACCATCTTCATCCACACCATTTGGATAATCAGTCCAAACAGATTCAGCGGCTACTCGTGACTGAATCTGCATCCAACGTGCGAAGATGTTATTAGCTGGAAGATCCCAAGAAATGCGAGTGCGTTGGATGATGGTGCCATCGTTCTGCACAATTGAGAAGGCAACACCACTCTGTGCGGCTAGACCTGTAACTGCTGGCACGCTCCACGGGCTGGGCAGATCTAGGTTCGGGCTTGGATCTGTTACAGCTAGATCAGGTGACCATGTATAAACTGCTGCAGAGTCCTCACGCAGCTGCAGATCAATGCCAAAATCTGAGGTAAACCCCCAGCTCTCTACTCGCATGGGTGCAGCATTAAAACCAA